TGGTGATGCCCTATTGGGAGTGGAGCCTTTGGATCGTTCAACGAGCTGCGGATATCCTATGAATCAAGAACCAGGTGTAGATGGTAAACGCCATATTTTTGGTAGGGAAGGCGAATTTGAATTCACCAGCGAACGTTGCAAACTTTTGAAACAGGAGTGCGCACACTTGTTGGCCTTGCTAAATGCTTCTGGTACGACAATAGAAGAACTCCGTTCAATGGTGATTTTTCAAGATTGTTTGAAGGATGAGAGGCGTAGTTTTGAAAAATCAATGTCAGGTACGACCCGTCTATTCAATGCAAGTCCATTGGCATTCACCATAGTTATGAGACAATTATTTGGGAGTTTTTTTGGTGAGATGTATTTTCAACGTATCCAAAATTGTTCAGGAGTTGGCATAAATCCCTCAAGTCCTGAGTGGGACTTACTCTGTGAGTGGCTGGTGCCTGATGTTAAGGTGTGGAAGTTGTTGGCAGGGGATCATCGCAAGTTTGATATTTCACAAGATGGAGAGGCGATCCAAGATATTGCTGTAGTGGTTGGGGAAACTTACCATGATGAGTATGAATTGGCGAGAAACAGGTGTGGTTATCTTTTGGGTCACTCAACGCATATTTGTGGCGATGTGATCTATGGTGTTGACCAATCACTTCCGAGTGGTTTGTTTGCAACCAGTTGGTTCAATGTGATTTACAACTTGTCTCTGCTACAGACTGTATGGTGGCGAGAAACGGACAACACAGCATACGAATTGGTACATATGCTCAAACACTTCAGACCAAATGCTTATGGAGATGATTTGATTGCTGGAGCGGATGATGTGGGACAACAGATAATGGCGGGATCCACCATAGCTAAACATCTGCTAGAGATGGGCCACCAGATAACTAATGACCAAAAAACTGGTCCACCGGAATACACCGATATATCACATGTCACCTATTTGAAACGTTCCTTTCGTTATGATGAAAAGTTTAAGCAATGGGTGGGTGCGTTGGATAAAGATGTGATTAAGGAGATTCCATGCTGGTATCGGGTTGGACCAGAGGCTGAGTTGACAAAACGCACCAATGTTGATGTGTCGCTCTTAGAAGCTTCATTGCATGGAGAGGATTTTTTCTTAGATTGGTACAAAGAGATTGCCCCAAAAAGTGTTGAAGCCTATGGGTACACTCCGAGATACAGGGACTGGTTAACAACAATAAAATCAGTCCTGGTGGAAAAATTTCCTGTTACTGGAAACCCCACTTGGGCCCAAATGACCATGGCCCATGCCACTCAACCGGACAATGTGGCGCAAAAGATTGCCAATACAGAAATGGTATCCGGTGGGGGGATGGCAGAAGATTGTGACGAGCTGGGAGGCACTGTGACACAGGAGAATATGACATTTTTGGATTCTGAATGTACAGTTAGTGAACGCGTCCCAATGCCAGCTCCGCGGTTATATCATGGTACGGCTTCTGATGATACCTACTTGTCGATTGTGAAAGTTCTTGAGCGTCCATGGTTTAATCAGACATTTGTATACGCAACCACTAACAACGTTCGTGACGTTTTGGCAGATATATCCCCAATCGGACATGATCTTTTCAATAACACTATGCTTTCCAACAAACTTGAGGGTGTTATGGGCATAACAGCAGATATCCATGTCCGTGTTAGCTGGAATGCATCACGTGTTCAATCTGGTGTTTTGGCCTTGATTGCCAATCCTGGCAATCTAGGCGCTAGATACACGGCGCTTGCTCGCCAATTGATCACCTTAACACAATTGCCACATGTCATGTGCAATATTGCAATGAAGAGTAGCATGGAGATGGAACTTCCTTTTTGGCACGTCATGGAATTTTATCAACTGTCTGGTTGCCCAACCACTGACGTGGGTTGGGATAAAACGGATTTTAAATTGGTTGTTGTGACAGTGCCGCGTGTGGGCACGGGCGAGACAAC